TACGGTAAAGCTATCAACCGAGCAATAAGGTAGGTATACGCCGAAGCATTTACCCGGTACCCAGTTGCCGCCAGCTTTCACGCCGCCGATGTATTGAAAGCGTGACTCTTTGTTTTGAAGAAGGCGATCGATCTTATCCGCGTCATATTGATTCATAAGACCTGAGCACGAAACGGTTACCGTTCTTCCTGTGATCACAGAGCCGGACCTACCCGATGCTGAACAGATATTATCAATCACTTTTCGCTCATTGCTGATTGTGATTTCAACCGAGCTAGGACCAAAACAAACATTGTCAGTTGCATCGCCGAAGTAAACCAAATGGCCTTTGGCTGCTAGTGGATCAGAATCGTCAAAAGTAGGTGTGTAAGGCGCTGCGTAAGCTTGTGCGTTATCAGCTGCGTAAGAAGTAGCCGAAGTATCATCCGCCGCTACATCGAAGCCTAAAGCCGTTCCAATTGTCCGAGCGGTGTTTGTACCACTTTGCCATAGCAGAGAAAGAACCGCTGATGTACTCGTAGCAATCGTGAATTTTCCGGTTGTGTTGGAATATGTCACTGTGATGGTTTCGCTTGAAACAGCATCGATTGCATCTTGCAGCGCCGTTGCCAACTCTTGAGGAGTCTTGTACCAGCCAGCCGCAACACGAGCCGCGAAAGTGCCATTATCATCTGTGAAGTCAAGCGTGTCATTGCTTGAAGTAATTTCTATTTGGTTGAAGAAGTATTCAAGTCCTTCGAGCGAAAAAGAACCGTTTATTAGCTGGCCAGCTTCGGCTGAAATTGTCAGTTCTGTAACCTTCGCGCCGCGTACCATATCCTTGGCTCCGCCGTTACCGATGTAGCGCCACAAGGAAAGACTTGGGTGCGTTGCGGTATTGACTGGATAGTAGAGCACTGCTTTACCCAAAGAGACGCCGCTTGCTGGCGCTGCCGCTATTTTAAAGCCTAATGTGAGAAAGTCCGTCACTGTTTCGAGTGAGTGAACAAATCCAATAGAGTAGCCGTTGGTACCATCTTTGATTAAAAGTGGTTGACCTACTCTGAAATTACTCGCATCAGCTACCTTGATTGCTGTAGTTGTTGAGCTAGATACGGTTTGATATTCCGTTCCCTCAGTTTCAACACCACCAAACAAAGATTCAAGCAGTTTCCCATATGCTGGCGCTTGACCTTCGACACCGCTATGCTTGATATAGTGTGAAAATGACGCGGTAGGATTTTCAGCACCAGTGATTTTTTTCGCCATACCGAGCGAGTTTTTCATTTCTTCGTTATCGAGTTTCTCGATTTCTGGCACCATTTCCAAATCACTCTGGATCGGAATGAAGTCAGTTGCCGCCGCTGGCTTTGTTACTGTGCCTTCGGTAGCTTCTTTCATAACCGCGAATACGGTTGATTTGTTACTAATTGGCATTTTAAAAACTCCCTATTTTAATATCCCAAAAACGTCTTAACGCTTATGTTAACGCCGCAAGCTATAAATTTGCGCGTATCAGTTTCTAACGGAAAAACACCGGAATCGTTTACCACGTCACAAATCGCATTCCCGGTTGAAATGCCTAAATACTGATCATTTAATATTGCTACCTTCACCGATGAGACAGCTTCTAACAGCTTTTTGATAGAGTTATCTTGCTCAGTGTAGCCATAGTTTGAACCGAAAAACTCGGTCACGAGAAACAAAGTAAAAGTCCTATCCCAGTCAGACACTCGGCAAAGATTTCTATTTGTCGTTTGTCCGCTTTCCACCTGCAAACACCACCCGGCGCGCAATGCTGAATCGAAGTTTTCGACCAACTCATCTGCGTTAAAAAGCCGTGTCCATCCGGTTAGTGTCGTACCAATCAGAGTTACCAAGGCGTCATATGAAACCGATATGATAGTTGTCATCGGTAGAACCTCTTTGGTGCTCTAATCCTTGATTCATTGTCTTTTCGAATATCACCACTGCGTGATATCCCAAATTTTCTTGTATCAAGCGCCTTATTATATGCAGCGTTGGCTCTCACCATATCGTCCTTATACTTGACGCCTTGCGCTTTATAAACCAACTCCGCTGTTTTGTGCAGCGTTGGCTCTTTGAGTAAGCGCCAATCTAAGAACTGATCGCCAGTTAAGACTTGGCCTTTAGCGATAAGATCACTAACAAGCAAATCGCTTGCTATCACTCTTTCATCAAGAAAGTCAGTCTTACCTGAACCGTAAACCGTCTTATACTGGGTAGCTTGTAAATCAGGATACTGCTTGAATATCGCAGCATCCGCCTCAACAAACAGCTGGCCAACGTATTTTAGATTGATTTTATCCATGGCAGCTGAAAACTTTAAACGCGTCCAATACAGCGTATAATAACCTTCAAAATTACCTATCTCATCAATGTACTTCGAATCATGACAACCGGGTGACGTGTTATCCTGAACAAGCAAATTAATGATTCCAGACTGGCCTAGCGTTGCTTCCGACACCGCTGTACCATCTTGAACACCAATAAAATCTGTGAAACTATTGGCGTTCCAAAATGCTACGGCCATGGCGCTCAAATTATTGTTAAGTGACGCGCCTAAGCGAAGGTAAAGAGTATTGAACGGAAAAACTGAGCCGATATAAAGGCAATCATTGGCACCAAAAGTTAAATCGATACCTGCATGATCGATATCGGTTACAAAGCGCGTTATATCCGATACAACGCCGCTGATTTTAGATATTACAACGCTTTGGTTATTCATAACGCGATTCCTTGCCGCAAAAAAATGTATAGGCCGATTTAAAGCCTATACACCATGAAAGGATAGTTACCGTTCCCGGTTAATCCCTTAACCGGCGTTATGATCTTTGTAGAAAACGTCTACTACAATTTTACCAGTTTTCAAATCAGCAGTGCCGATCGTCATGGTAATTTGCTTGCCGTTTCCAAGCACCATTGGTACTGAAGTTGTGGCTGCCGCTGCTACTGCATCAACTGCAAGATTCGCTACCGCTCCAGCTGTAGCGTCAACATATGCGTCATTATTATCAGTATGTCCGACAATAACGGTTGCACTGCCATCAGAAGTAGCGGCAGTGATAACTCTCACGATAACTTTTTCAATCAATACTTTGCCGCTGATTGTGCCAAGGATGTAAACCTTGCCGTTATAAGCGCCGCCATCTTGAGCGAAATCATAAATCAAGCCAACTCGTTTGCTTTCGCCAGTGAAACCAGCGGAAAAGGTTTTGTGCCCTTTTACTACGATATCAGTCATTTTTATTCCTTCCTTAGCGCCTTTTGTGGCGCTTTTTTAATTTCGATTTCTGGTTTAGGTTCATCTTTGAGATAAAACAAAACAAAGCTTTCATTCTTCTTCAAAAACAAACCTATCACCTTACCAACTTCACCACTTTGCAGGAAAGATGCTACATACTTTTCATCAGGTAGCACTTTCATAAGAGTATTACGGTAGTCCATTAGGTAGGCGCTACCCAGCTAGAACCGTAAACAGGATAGTGCAGAGTGTCGCCAATGTAAGCGTTTTTAGCTGCGCCGCCTACCATTTCGCAGGTAAGAAGCACGCCGCGCTTATAGTTTGGACGTAGGTCAGTCACGTTCCAAACCATCCCTGTTTGCATGACCGCATACAAGAAATCTCTGTGAAAGAAAAGCGCTTGGTCATTTGGAAGCGAGTTGTCTTCTGTCACGTTGAAATCAAGCAGTTTTCTGAACTGCATAGAGTTAGTGATAGGTGTCTCTCCAGTAAATTCAACGCTTGCGAGTGTTGAATCGATAGTGATATCTCCCCAGAAAGCAGGATCGAGAAGGGCAAACCAGTTGCCATCTTTTGGCCATTTTGAAGCACCAGCGTATACGCGTGCGCCTCTAAACTCTGTTTTGCTGATAGTAGTAACTCCAGCATCACCTGTTGAACCGTCTACAACTGTAGATTTAACGAAAGAGTAGAGATAGGCGTTAATCTTATTGTTGATAGCACGAATCATGGACTCGCGAAGCTTAGGATTGCCGCTATCAAGCTGGCTTTGCAGTTCTGCAAGGCTTTCCATTTCGATGTTAGAACTGAATACCTTTGTGGCTTGGATCGCAGTTCTGACAGTTTCAACTTTTTCAGTCTCAAACGAGTCAGCATCGGTACCAATGGTTTGCATGAAGCCAGTCAACGGCTTAATGACCGATACATAAACCGTATCGCCTTTGGCTTGTAGATTGCCCTCATAGTCGCGGTTTACAATGTTTAAAAGTGGGTTCTCTTGGTACAGCTGGGAAAGGCCAAGTGGTCCCCAAAACTTTTGAATTTGATCGGCAACATCTGCCATTTTCGTAGCGCCGTTTGTCATTTTTAAACTCCCTGTTTAAATTTAAATAATCACTTTATTTGTGAGTATTTCCATTTTCTTTGTTCATTATACGGCAATTTAGACCAATCTTTGTATGCTATCGTAGTCGGTTGATCGTTTCCAGTACCACTTCTGTTTTCACCCATTGAATTAGGATTAAACTTCTTTTTAATCGTCTCTGGGTACATGGTTCTGAAGTTTTCAGCTACCTTAGCCGCCGACATATCATCTACTTCGCCGGTTTCAGGATTTACCTTCACTTCACTGATATCGATCAAACCAAAATACTTGTCGTCTAAATCACCACCCAATTTTGAAAGGACTTTAGAGAGTTTTTGACTCCCAGCTATCCTTTCGTTTAGTTCGCCATACTTGCTCTTTGTTACCCGATTTTCTTCTTCTAGCTCTTTGATGCGGTTTTCACGCGCCTCAATCAAGCCTTTCCAGTTTCCTTCGGATATCATTTTTTCTTCAGCTACGCGGTTCTTTTCTTCTTCGAGAGCGCGCAACTTTTCCTTGGCTTTTTTAGCCTCATCAAGCGTTTTTAGGTAAGTCTCATAAGAAACTTGGCCTTTACCGCCATTATCATTGTTTTGCTGATTTTTATCACCTTCGCCGCTGGCGTTAGTGTTCGCTCCACTGGAGCTATTTGAGGATTCGTTTTCTGTAGTCATTAACCTACCCTTTCATGTTAAACTAAATTTTCTTTTTTTAGCAAGTCCGAAAATTGCCTAATCCAAAAAATTCTTACCTGCTTGACCTCTTGAGCCGATAGCCGTAAGAACACCCTTCCCATTTTTTCTTGCCAGAAAGCTTTGCTACTATTCGAGACGCCATCGCGATCAAACCCAGTTGGTCCGATCCTAATTGCGTTCTTTCGAAAGTCCTTAACCTTCAGTGAATCAATCATGCTGCCAGTCTTAGTTAAGTTTGATTTATTCGGTGTGGTCAAATCACTAAGAAACGGATAGCTCTTTCTAAACTCTTTGTATGGATTTGAAAGCTTTTTTAGCTTGCTTTTTTCAGCTAAATTGTCCTTGACGCCATAGCCTAAGCGCGTTCTAACAGCGATCTTTTGAATTAAGAAAGCACCGATCGCTTTCATATGTTCTGGTCCCGATGCATCCATCACCGCACCGTTAAGCTTGGCTACCCAACGTGCCATGTTTTCCTTATTTTTTTGACTAGCCATTGCTTTCAATCCTCATCTAAAGTTTCATCGGGTTTAATCCTTGGCTTGACCTTTGTTTTGATATCTTTAGCCGACAGATAGGCGTATGCGCGTAGGGATGTATCATCATCTTTAACAGCTGCGACATGCTCTTTAATGATCGATTTAAGCTTTGCCTTTTCGCTTCCCTCAAATCCAAGAAATGGCCGTTCAGCGTTGGGACGTTGACCTTGCCATCCGGTTTGATGGCCATCGGCTTTAGCGTTCGATTTACTGCCATTTTTGTACCCGATTAGAAGCTTGTCGCCGCGTATGCTTAAGACTTGCAGGTCGGCCAACATGTCACCAGTCAGTTTCAAGTCAGGGCGTTGGCCTTTGCTTTTACCGCCGATCTTAAAATCCAAGCTTGCTTCATATTTGTCAGAATACTTCGGAAAATTTTTATATTCATTATCCTTCCCTTTTTCCGTCCGCTGCCGGATGTATTCGACAATATGCTCACCCAAGGCAAGCTTGTCTTTCGTAGACTTGATTGCCTTGGGTATCACTACGTCAAAACGCTGCCATTTTGCACCCATGATTCACCTCATACAGTGTCGTTTTGGCTTTCTTGATTGATTGACATCTCGCTCATGATCAAATCAATTTCATCATCTGATAGATTCGGATTAAGTTTTTTGATTGCTCTTTTTCTTGATGTAAGTCCGGCTTTCAATTCCTGACTTACTTCTGTAATCATCTCTTGCCTTGTTTTGATGATCTCAGGTTCAACAAAAATCGTTTCAACATAACATCCGGGAGTAAAGCTTTGTTGCGGTATTTCAGGATTGTTAAGCTTCCAAACTTCATGACCGTGATACATGATGAAATCGAAAAGATCTTTTTCCATTTCCGCATAAGTAACTTGGTTTGATTTAATGATATCGGTGACGTCCGCTTCATCGATCATCTTGCTTACACCCGATGAAATTGAGCTAGTATTATAGCCGAATATGCTTGACGATATCCCTCTCGCGTTAAGCCACAATTGTAATTGCATCATGATACCGTCAAACACGTCTTTAATATCGATATCAGGTTTAAGCGTTCCAACGGTAGGCGCTATCGTGCTGTTTTCATCGAATGGTAGCAGATTCCAAAAGGCATTTGGTCCGCGCCGTATCAAGTCCTCTTTGATGTTGATACCGTACACAATGCCATAGCTCATATACTTGATTGCGTAGTTGATATCGCCGCAAAGCATTGGTATAAGCGTTGCAACACTAATCATACTATCATCAGGATAAGGCATGACATCGGCTTTGGTGTTCTTGATGTAGATGAATGGATTTGAGCCATAGATATTTTCATTCATTGGGTTTGTTTCGTTCGGGTAAACATCACCTTTTAAATCCTGTATCCAAGCTTCATTTTCAGACACACAAAAAAGCAAAACTTGCTTTGATTCTGTTTGACCATAATACGTTGCAAATATCGTAGCGTTAGTTGTGTCCTGAGTATCATCGCTCACCGCGATATAATCCATTGGCGACCATGCTTTGAAATATGGCCTATTGGTTTTTATATGATAGAAGCATTGAACAAGAGACTCTTTGAAGTTGTTATAGTTCTTATCAACAGAAAAAAAGATATCTTTCAGATTAGTGTTTTTAAGATACCAATCAAGAATCTCATTATCCTTTTCTACGCCGCCAACTACCTTTCTAACTGGCGTGTCTTTGTATGCTTTAGCGAGCTTGGTCACGATTCTTTTCACAATATCGATTTCAAGAATCCTTGCAGCCATTTCTTTTTGTTCATCTCTATCGATTATTTCTTTAGCAATACGTTCTTTGACGTACCCTGCTATTTTGCTTTCGAATAAATCAGATAGAACCTTATTACTTGATTTTCTATCGTTTGGATCGGCTTCCCAAACCTTACCTATTTTTTCCATAATTTGCTTAGTAGCCATTGTTACGCCTTTTTATTTGTTGTACTTGTTTTTCATACTCAAAGAATTTTTCAGTTGCTATCACTCCATACCCAGCAGCCGTAGTCACATGTTGAAATGGGCAACTAGGTCCATCATCCTCAATCAGAGCACCTTTATCTTTCAGTTTAGTCAGTCTAAAGCCCTTGTGCAGTGTCTCACAGTCAGAATACACAAAAATCCTAACTTCACCCAAAGCATTTTTAAAAAGCGCGTTCATTTTGTTATGACGGGTTCTGATGGGTGGATTGGAGTTAGGGACTTTTTTCATCACTTCCAGTTTTTGCCCGTCCTCTCTTTGATAGTTTTGTAAATAGTTCATTATGATATCGTAATCCGTTTTTTTCGATCTGGTATCATTGTGAGCGCCAGCCGCATCGCCGTGAACTATGATTTGCCTACCGTAGTTGTCGAGTATTCCCTTTTCTGCTATTTCTTCGCAGCTATCAAGCGTTCGCATTCCCTCTACGACTACTTCGTTAAAAAAGTGATATGAGTAGCTGCCATCCTCTAGCCTTGTGGTCTGAAACATGACGCACGATAACGGCTTTCCTGCACCAATGTTAAAGTCCCAGCTGATATGAATCGGATTTTCAGCATCAACTTTAAACTTGCGCTTAATATAATTGTATTCGCCATATTCATAATAAACAACGTCCCCTCTCAACTCTATCCAACGGCCAAACACCATGCGTAGAACTTGCTTGGCGTCCAAATTGCGAAGGATTGACTTGATGTAGGATTCTGGCAAAAAAGGGTTATCGAACGTCAAAGAGTAGTAAACGTGACGCGTCTCATGCTTTTCTCTATTTTCGATATAGTAGTCATAAATCCAATGGTCAGGTGAATCAGGGTTAGTCGCTCCAATCAAAAGATTTTCCGGTACGTTTGGCAAACGCCCCAAGCGGTTTCTAGTCTCTTTGACGGCTTGCTCATGCTCACCTTTAAACTCTGTAAATTCTTCGAACACGGCCAGAGATAGGCGCAGAGAACGCACCTTTGTATAACGCTTGTCACTGAATGACCGAGTAATGATCGATGAACCGTTTCTAAAATGAACCTGTCCGCGCGTATTGTTTACCCAGTAGTCACGTCCTTCTTTTAAATGCTGGCAATAAAGATGATCGACGATATCTTTAAAAATCGTATCTTTCAAGTCTGGCGAAGTTAAGCGAAACACGCCAGCACACGCGCCAACAAACAGAAGGCAATGGCTTACTATAATATGCGCTAGAAATAAAGATTTGGCGCTTCCTACCGATCCAGACAATAGAATCTCATGCGTACCAATCGAGTAATCAAACTTGGTTCTAATATCAAGTAGGCACCTTCTTTGCCATGGTATGACAGGTTTGAAGGTGTCTATCGTAGTACCAGAATTTTTTGAAATCGATTTGCGCCGCTGCCAGTACGGTTCTAAATTTGAAAGGTCAATCGCTTCATTCATCTTGTTTATTCAGTTCATCATCCATGAGTGAGTAAGCGAATTTGAACGGATTGTCTCCGCCTTCCACCTTAAGATTATCTTTCATGCCAAGTAAATTTTTGCTTAACCATATCGCAGCTGATACGTTCCCCGGTTGTTTAGAAAAGGCTATTTCTAGGAGTCTTCTTCGCAATGCTGCCTTGCCGCCTTCGCCATTTATTAGAAGATACTCGGAAAACGATAGGTCATATCGCTCTTTTATTCTAGCTGCAAGCGTATCAATATTGATACCAAAAAACGCAGCTATTTCTCTTTGATTACACTGAGCGTTTGCGTATTCTTGCAAGCGTCTCCAATCATCATCATCGAAATCTTTTCTTGCATTCATGGACCTTGGCAAATCTTTCATTCCAAACGAATTGAAATCATGGAATGAGACATCACCGTTTAACCTACCACTCGCACCCAAAGGCGGCGCATTCCTTTTCTTCGGTTTTTTTTTAGCCATTTAAAATCCTTTCATTGCTCTTTGA